CAATCTCTTGAGCTTCCTGAGAGAATTGACCATAGCCAACAATACTCAGTCCACCCAGGGAATTTAGGAAGTAGTCTTTGGTCATGAAATAACAAGAGCCTTGCATTGAAGGAGTGTCATCAATTTCGTATTTATCTCTGTCTGGTCGTTTCCAGGGTACACCATGCATTCCATCATCATGAGCTTTACCCTGCCTGGGGAAATCAATGAACATATAGTCAATCGGGTATTTATGGTCAGTTCGGACTTCTCTTTTCCAATTCTCGGCATCTAAGGCGTATCTGCGAGGTATTTGTACCCAATTATCCTTGTGAGCATCGATTAGGATTTTATCAAAACCTTTATCAAACATCACATGATCGTCACATTTCATTATGTATTTACCTTGACCAAGTTTAACCCCTGCATTAATTCCATATCTCATACCTCTAGGACTTGGGGGATGAATATAGTGAACTCGTTTGTCATCTACTATTCTGTCAGGCCAATTTTCATCAACATTAATCACTACCTCAATGTTAGTTACAGCCTTTTCTAAAATATCTTCAATAGTTTTTGTGAGAAATTGACTGTTTCTATTTGGTATGACTACTGTTAAATCGATCATATTACAACTACCCAATCCTGGCCTTCTAAATCTCCATCGTTAAGATTCCAATTATGTTTTTTAATACCTCTAATAATGGTAAGCCATCCATCTTTAGCTAAATAGCAAACATCTCTTATATCACTCCAAGATACTCTTCTAACTGTCTGTCCATCTCTAATCTGTCTCATTGCGTCCCCAATATCCATAGTTCTAGCTTTAGATACTTTATCTGCTGGAACTTTATTAGGTAATGGAGTTATTGGTCTTCTTTCAATAACTTTTGTTTGTTCTACTGTTGGCATATTATTCTTTCTTTGATGCAGAACCGCTAGCGGTATCTGGTTTCAATTTATTAATATAATTATCTATAGCACGCCTAACATGCTCAGAAAAGGAAAGTTCATTTACTTTTCTAAGAAATTCAAATTGGGATTGTTTGAGATAAATATTAAATCTTTTCATTACAAATCAAATATACAGATATTAACTGTATGTGTCAAGGTCAATATACAGATAATGGGTGTATATGAGGAAGTTTAGGTCTAAATAAAGGCTAAATATACAATATCGTCAGCATTTGCATTAGTAATCATCCAAAGCTTATTTAAGTTATCAATTGGAAGCCAATCAGTTTCTTGTCCGGCATCAAGTTCCCAACCACTAGTTTCATCTGTAGTTCCGTTAGGTATGGTTACATTCTCTCCACCAATATAAACATTGGTAGCATTACTTGATACAGCTCTAATTTTAACCATAGCACAAGGAATATTTGGCAATTGAGCTTTAGTTTCTCCGCCTTGTACTTCTCCCGATATGATTGTTCCTTGAGGTATAAATGGTTTCATAGTTTTATGCTCCTGGTGGGAAGCTCTTTGAAGGTGATGGACTTAATGAAGCTGAAGGGCTGGCAGATGCAGAAGGACTTAGTGATTTAGACTCTGAAGCTGAAGCTGAGCCTGAAGGGCTGGCACTTCCTGAAGGGCTAAGTGATTTAGATTCTGAGGCTGAACCAGAAGCTGATGGACTTTGAGATCCTGATGGACTGGCTGATTTTGAAGCTGATCCGCTATAGCTCGAAGATGCAGATTCACTCGCTGATGGGCTGGCACTTCCTGAAGGTGAGGCTGAGCCACTAGGTGAGGCTGAAGCACTTGAACTTGAAGAAGGGCTAGCACTACCTGAAGGGCTGGCTGATTTTGAAGCCGAGGCACTTTCTGAAGCAGAGGGTGAGGCAGACTTTGATTGCGAGGCTGAAGACGATTGAGAAGCAGATTCAGATGCAGAAGCACTAGCAGAAGCTGAGCTTGAAGCTGAAGCTGAAGGAGATTGAGATGGGCTTTGAGAAGCTGAATCTACAATATCACTTGGTAATATCCAATGAGCATTAGTATTAGTACCAACATTAACATAGGTATTTCTACCATTCTTATCAAGATCGTAAAAAACTGCACCTTGTTTAAATCCTGAATAGCCTTCTGGAACAGTATTTCCTTCGGCTTCTAAAATATCAGTATCAGAAGTAACCGGAAGAGTGGTACTAGGAAGAAGCGGATAATCAATATCCCAACGAAGAACTCTATTAGTACGATAATGGGTAAGTGCAGTTAAGAAATCAGCATCCGAGTCTGCTCGGATTCCGCTATCAATAGCCTCAATCCGAGTAAGCTCATTTTTTGTTTTGTTTGGTAGATCTTTTTTTATTTCAAAAATAGACATTTTAGTTTCTGTAAGTTATTAACTAAAGACTATTTTTAAAAAGTAAAGTAACCCTCAGCAGCCATGTGTCTGCGAGTGTCAGTTACTTTTTTACCGTAAACAAATAAGTCTTTATAAGCTGTTCCAAAGTCTCCAGGAAGATCTTCTTCCATTCGGACATTTAGTACAGTTTCTGCGAAAGTCATCCAGTTAGGATGTCCAGCTAGGACTCTGTATCCATCGGTGTTATTTCCAGTTAATCTATTAGATTTGAAAACTTTGAATCCTAATAGTTCAGTAATAAATCCACGCTTTACTAATTCGCTGTAAACTGCGGGAACATGTAGTGCGACTCCAGTAGCTTGAACTAATGTCTGTTCAAATCTAGGAGGTACAATTAACCATCGATCAGTGTCAGGCACTGCATTATGGCCATTTGCTTCGGCTTCATCTAATTTAAGTTTAAGTTCTCCGATTTGATCTAAAAGGTTTCCTGTAGTAATTGCAACTGTGGCAGTAGCTTCGATTGTATAAGTTGCTCCACCGGCAATAGTTCCACCTGTATAGGCTGAATCTACATCGTCAAGATCATCTTCAATTACTATGTGAGTAGCATCTATATAAGTTTTAACTCTATACCAAGAAGTATGACCATCTGCTTTAAATCCTCGACCAACCATAGCTGATGTGAATGTAGCTCCACCTGCTCCAACTACTGCACCTGTAGTGACAGTAATAGTAACAGTTCCAGTCTCATAATCAGTTCCAACTCTGTTTCCTGCCCCAACATCTGCATAAGCTCCAAAAGCAAAAGTATCCATGTTTTTAGCACGAAGTTTGGCTACTTGATCGACAATAGTGGCATGGGGTTTTTTAATGTAAGAAAGCCATCTAGCCAATATTTTCTCTTTCCAGTAGAAAGATTTATATTGGTCAATAATCAGTTGAGCATTGTTCTCAGTAAGAGAATCTGCCGACATAGCAGCGTTTGCATATGTCTTTTCTTCGATTTCATCGAAGTTAAGAATATTTAATTTAGATCCGATCTTGTTGATTTCGCCTTCATAATCACGATTAACGATAACATCAAGCAAGTTGATGTCGTACATTTGAATCATTAATTTTTGTGAAAATCCTTCGGCTAGTTTTGTTCCGTAGTCTGACATATAGGTTAAAGTTTCAATTTATTAATCTAACTTTAACCGGCCCGAAGGGTTTGGGAGTTATTACTACTAAAATACTATCAGAAAATACCTTTGTCAAGTGCTAATTATAAATCAATCTTGATTCGCCTTGCCTTTAAATATCGTTTCCATTTCTTATGGTCAGTTTGTCTGAGTTTTCGACCTTCTTCTATAGTTAGTTTATTGTCTTTCTTTCCGGGATCACTTGGCCCTGCACTGCCTTTGGGAAACATTGCCCCTTTATTTTTCTTTGGTGGAGTTGAACTGTGTAAAAAAGCTGGAATTAGAACATCGAAAGGAATACTGGTGTTAGTTTCAGATGAAGCATAGGTCTTAAATTCGTCTAATCGACCTTCTAATTCTGTGTTTTTAGTCAATGTTTCAGGATTAGCGATAAATTCATCTACTTGATCGTTCCATTTTTCAATCTTTTTACCTTCTTCTCGTGCTTCGGCTAGATTCTTTCTAAACTTTTTACTCATAATCGATTCTTTGGCTAATTCCTTAGCATAATCTTCCATTATGTCCCAATCTGGAAACTCTTGCTTCATTTCTTTATCAATCGGTTCATTCACTCCTTCATCAATAGCTTCATTAATTTTCTTATTCTTAGCCACTATCTTTTGAGCGTTACGAGTTGATTCAGAGAACTTTTTCTTATAGTCAGGTTCTTTAGGTTCTTCTTCTTCTTTTTCTTCGGGTTCTTCCTCTATACCTTCTTTTTTTAGTTCTTCTTCAGCTTCTTTCTGGATTTTTGCCTCTTCCTCTTCTTTAGGCACTTCTGGCTCATCTTTTAAAGCTTCCGCTTCTAATGCAGTCTTTTCGATTTCTTCTTGAGTTGGTTTTTTATGAGATGATTTTGGATGTTTAGGCATTTTTCAAAGATTCAATAAGATTTTTTTTACTAACACCGACATATTTAAGTCCTAACTCTTTGGCTTTGTCCTGAAGTTGCTTATATTCGTTCTTTGGCTTCTCTTTTGTTTTGAGAATACTAGCAAACTTTTTCTTTTCATCAATAGTAAGATAAGTAGCTCTAGCTCTTAGAAAAGATATTTCGTGGTCACGCAATGATTCAGGAGTTTTCTCAGTAATTCTATCTAATATTTCTCTTAATTTTTTATTGGCTTTAGTTTGAGTAGCTTTTAATCTTATTTGTTCAGGAGTTTCAGTCATAATTAATTTCATATCGTTATTATTGTATCATTTTTGCTATTTGTCAAGTCTTTTTGGGAAAACTAGCAATCGCTTGCTCTAGTTGCTTTTTAGCTTCCTCTGGTGTGCTTAAAAATCCTTCAATTAACAAGTAGTTTCGTAATCTGGCTTTTAATAATATATTCTTGTCGTTTCTAACTTTAAAGAAAAGTATAGTTGCATACTCTGGTTGCTCGGATAATTCTTTTTCAACCGAAGCTTTCATTCTTTTAATGAAACTTCTGATACCTTCAGTGGTAATTTTACTTTTTTCAATCGCTGTCATCCAAGAATTAAGCGTTTCTCTTTCAACTGGGTTCAAATCTTCGTATTTTAGCTTAAACTGCTCTAAAATTTCATCTAACATAATACAATTGTAACATTATTGGACTGGTGGTGCAAGTTGGGGTTGTCCTGGCTGTTGTGGTTGCCCTGGAATCATAGGCTGTACTGTCTTTTGAGCTTCAACTACTTCGTTGATTTCTTCTGGGGTAAGTTTAGCAAAGGTCAATAGTTTGCGATGATAAATCTCAGTTAGTTTGGGATTGCCTGGCATATTCATCATCACTGCATTAAGAAGTTGTAATTCCTCACCATCTTGAGCATCTTTTTCTTCTTGACTCCAAACCTTAGTCTGATAACCTAATTTTGTCCTCCAATCACTCGGTTTGATTTCCCTATTAAAGATAGTATCTGTGTTTCGACCTTTCTTAAATATCTTAACTGCATCTAGTTTGTCGTGTCCTGCTTCTATTAGTTTAAGGAATTTCGTGCCTCGTTCTTTCCAAGCTGGTGTATAAAACTTGCTCATTCCCTTTATTCGTTCTTTGGCTTCTCTTAGTGCTAGTTTGACTTCACCTAAAGTAATTTGTCTGGCTGATACATTGCCTTGTTGAGTTTTGGTAGCTCCGGTGGCTTCTTCAGCTATTCCAATCAAAAACTCCATTTCATCCAAAGACTCGGATAAGTCTACTACTGGTACATTCTTCATTACTTTTTTCGGATCACCTGGCAGTTTATACCATCCCCAAGGTTTGGGAATGAAAGTATTAGGTGCAAACTCACTATCAATACTGCCATCATAGAAATTCATATTGAAGTTTCTAAGAGTTCGATTTTCAACTAATTGAGAGAACCAGGAGTTAAGTATCTTATTAGGAGTACGAATAATATCGGCTACTGCATCACTCCAAAAGTCTTGTCGTTCTACATCATCAACCCAAGTATTATATGGCAAGTGATCTCTCCAATAGTTATCAACTGTTTTGCCAATTACTTCTTCTAAAGGCTTTTTCATTAATTTAACTTGGTTTTGGGCTTCTACATATAGATAGTATTGTTCTTCACCTTCAGCTAATCCTTCAGGTCGTTTAATAAAATGCAAGGTTAATTCAACATAAGTCTCTCCTAATACTGGATCATTACTATCAGTCAACCCCATGGCTGCCATCTTTTCATTCTTTTCAACCATCATCTGTTCGTTATCTGATACAGTCAATATTCCTTCTTCGCTAGCAAAGTATTGTTTTAGTTTAGCCACTTCCTCTTTATCATAGTCTGGATTAGCTTCAATTTGGCTTAGAGGAACAAAGATATGAGTATGAATCAGCCATCGAGCTGTATCACAGTTAGTCGGATCAGTGAAACGATCAACTAAAATATCTTGAGGATCTTGAACAGTAAAAACTACTTTTCCATCAATAATCTGCATTTGCATAAATGACCGACCAAAGAGAAACACCTGCTTTTTATCGACAATGTCTTGAACTTCTAAATTGTTCTCATCAACTGTTTTCTCCCAATATGCATTTTGAAACACTTCTTTTTGTTTATCGTTATCTAAATTCTCAAAATATAAGACTGGCATATCATCCACATCTTTAAGTAAAGTTCTAATACTTTTCTTCATCAATGGAATGTTAACTGATTGTCTTTGAGTGAGACGATTAACAACTACCTTGTCTCTATATAGAGTATAGTTTTCTAACCAATCACCTTGTCTGCGTTGACGATAGTTATATCCCGACTCCTTATTAAGCCTCATCATTTTAAGCTCTTGATCTTCGATATCGAAAGATTCTATTTGTGTCATATTCTTAGATTAAATCATAGTTTTGTATAAAGGCAAATATCTTATTGTTCAATATTCTTCTTCCTAAAAAAAGACCGATGTCCGTTTGGTCTTTGGTCGTGAGCTATGGTTCTAGCTTTATGTGATGTCTTTTCACTATAATGGGTATTATCAGGTTTTATATACTCTTTAATATCCTCTTCACCGCAAGGAGTATATTTTTCCTTCATTCAAACCTTCTTACTTCCTTATTTAATATCCTAGATAAATAACCAAATCGACCTTCGTGAAAATCTTTTAAATCTCCGTGGCACTGAGTGGTTAATATTCTCCTAGATAATTCTAAATCATCTATCATTGCTAATATTTGACTAGCATTATATTCGATATTGGCTGGTGGTTGACTAAGTCTTTCTTTGTTCATATTATCCTGGCATCCCTGGGTAAAGTGGTTTTAATCCTCCTGGATTAGAAGGAGTCCATTTAACTTTCTTTTCTCCTGTTAAAGCGTATCTAATCCAATCCATATGATGATTAAATATAGGTTGAGGTTTGTTTGTTATCTTACCATCTTTATCAGTAAGCCATAAGTAGTTACGGTATTCTTTCCAGATGTTAACACTTCTTTTAGTTACAAAAACCTTTTGCTGTTGCACATATTGAATACCATTATTAACGCTGTCCTTGCCTTTAACACTGGGGATAACTGCCAGTCCATAACTTTTCATCTCATCAATACTTTTCGGCTCAGCACTATCAGCTACAATAGTTACTTGTTCAGGTTCTGCTAAGAATAACTCTGATAGTTGTTTATTACTCAATCCTTTTTGATAAAATAATTCATCTAAGATAATAGCATCATTCCATTTATAAACACTTCCACCGGCTGATGGATCGTTGCTATAACCAAAATCAATACCTCGCTTCTCAAGTCGAGCTTCTTCTGGTATTTCATCAATTAAATGCCAATTAGAATAAATACTAGTTTCAATATTTCCAAGTTCTCCAAGTCCGTACACCTTCCACCAGTTCTTTAAATGTTTATGTGATTCTATTTCTTTAATAGTTGATTCATCTAAGGCTTCGTTATCTTTATAAGTAAGAGTTATAAAATCAATATCATCACGAAGTCCAAGCATATCAGTATAAAACCAAAACTCTGATGTTGGATTCCAATCAAGCCAAACAGTATCTCTTGTTCTAGTAATGAGTTGATCAACTATATTATATGGCATATAGTTGCCTTCATTAACAAATAAAACATCTCTCCTACCTCCATGAGCTTTACCATAAGTGTCAAAAGGAACAAATTCAACTTTGTTTCCAGTTTCAAAAGTATAACAAGTGCGTGGATTTCTAACCCATCGTTTATAATTCCAATATCCTCGATCCTTCATTATGTTTTGAAAGTCTAACATAGCACCACCTAACAGATGTGGGTATGATTCAGAGGTGATTGTAACTAGCTTGTTTTTATTCTTAGGAGATTGACAATAATCAATGATCCAAATAATGATAGAAACTGTTTTGCTTGCTGAAGTGCCACCCGCTATAGCTCTAATTCTCTTTTTTAACTCAAAAATTCGTTTAGTGGCTGTTGTGTCTATTATTTTAAAGCTCTGTTGATTTTCCTCCATATATAGGGGTAGGCAACTTTTCGCCTTTGGTTGTATGATCTATTTTTTTAATGATACGAGCTTTTAATTTGTTATATTCTGCTATCGCTCCAAGTTTAGTTCTCAATGACGCATTTTGAATCATTAAAAATGCAAGTTGCTTATCTACAAAACTATCATTTAGTTCTCCTAACTCTAATAATTTGTTGATTTCATCTAAAATATTAACATTCCTTAACAAGCGAGAAGCAGAAGCCATAGCTGATTTATACCAATTACCTTCTCTTTTTGAATTGTAGGCTTCTACATAAGAATCAACACCGTTTCCAAAGAATTCTCGATCAGAAGCGTATATCTTACAAAACTTCTTTTGCTTTGGATTCAATTTTCGTTTTGTCATATTACCTTATATTACCACATAGAGTTATTTTTTATTATTTACCCTTATTAACTCTAATATAACACCTGCCAACATCTTTGCAGCCGTATCATGCTCTTTATGAGTATAATGAAATTCAAAAGCAGTTGAATCATCTGGTCTTGTATATCTCACCCTTAATAATTCATATATCAATTCAGTTATTTCATGAATAAATGCTTCAATCAAATCTTCATCTCTTAACTTCTTCTTGATTCCTATCGTTGGCTTACCATCATTATCTGGATCTCTAAACATAAAATAAGCAAGTGATAGATCATCAGTCCGAATAACCTCAAAGATTCTATTTAATAGTTTAATTTTCTTTGGTAGTTTCATACTCTCCTCAACTGCACATAGTGAGTTTGATTAAGTGGTGTATCTGCTCCCAACACCGCTTTCCTCAAATATCCTTTACTAAGTAATCCTTCTAATGCGTTTTTAACTGCTCGGGCCTTGATTCCTGTCTCCTCCATTGTTTTTACAATCTCTTTTCTAGGCACTGGCACTTTCTCCTCTTTCACCCACCAATCAACAAATTGCATTATATTTATCTGCAATTCGCTGATTACTCGTAAAGAGGTATATTTTGTCATTTAAGCTGGCTTAGAAAGATTTTCTTTTTTTACTATAATCGGTTTGACTTTTTCCTTTGCTTCTTTAATTTTAGCCTCTCTCAATTTCTTTTCATTCTTTAAAGCCTCCGGAGTCATGATTGCTCGGAAATGACGATTATTCTTATCTTTTAGTTTAAAAGGTGGGGTAGTTTTTACTCTAACCCTACCGTCTGTTTTTTGTTCCATATGTAACAGTATAACACCTCCTTTCTTAATTGACTAGATTAATAGCTTGCCCGAGGAGGTGTGTATCAGATACCCTGATAACTCTGTACGAGTGGTATCACACCCTATCTACCGAGTCGAACGGTTGATATACCCTCTACAGGTAAACTATCAATCTTACTATCCTAAAAACTTTACCATCTTCTCGATTACTCCAACAGATAATTCATCTCTTAGTTCTTCTAAATCTTTGATCGCATCAGCTAAACTCTGAGTTTTTATTTCTTTTGATTTTTCATCATATTCTATTAACATATCATTAAGATAATCTTTTAATGTAGTCATAAACTCCTTTCTATTTTAATAAGTTTTCTTCTAATATCTCTTGACTGCTAGGCGGAACATTAATAGCAATTATTAACATTGCCCATAAAACCAATAACAATATACCTAATGCTTTTAAAGATGGTTTCATTTTACGCCAAAGTCTTTTACGGCTAACTATTTTCTTTCTATTTTTCATATTTATTTTAATAAAAGACAAGGTAGGGTGTCCAGTCCTACCTTGTCATATTCTGAGTACGAGGTTGGTAGGGTACATCCCTATCTTCCGGAGTAAACAGAAATAAGATAACGATAATAAGTAAGAAAAATGAAATGAGTGGGAATATGTCTTGTTTAAAGTTGTTCATATTGTTACTACTGTAACAAAAGTAATAAGTAATGTCAACTATCAATTTATTAGCTACCAATTAGCTCAGGGGCAATAACCAACTTCCTTAAATTCCGGTTATGAATCCAAATCCTAATCTGTTTTAAATCTTCAATCGTATATTTAACAATTTTATTCTTAGCTTGTTGAAGATATTGGTATCGACCTGGATAATTTTTTTGTAACCAAATTCCTGACTCAGTAGGTTCAGCATGCCACCAAAACATGTGATGACGACCACACATCGGCAAAGCGTTCATCACATCAAATCTAAGATTAGGGTAAGCTCCGATTGTTTTAATATGGGAGCATTGCATTACTGGAAAAGTTTGACCACATTTTGCACAAGGTTGCCCTTTGGCAATCATCCGGTTAAATTCTTGTTGAATGTTCTGTTTAAGCTTAACTCTTGGTGACTTCTTTCGTTTGACAATTATGGTTTTTGACATCGACTTCTTTATTACAATATTTACAATAACCAGTGCATTTAGTGTGTGCTTCGCTGTTATCAATCGCCATCTCTCTTTTTATCTGAGCCGCACTATAGCCTTTTTTAATTAACTTTAAATACTTTTCTTTATGAGGTGAATTTATAATTCTCCTCTTGGTACTAAAATCTAAGTCTGGCGGTAATTCCAATTCGTCTGAGCTTTGAGTTACCCAGGCATATTGCCTGAGAGTCGAGGCAGACATTGATACCCCTTGCTCCTTGATCATTTCATGGAGATCTTCGACTTGGTGCTTTCCGTATTGTTCTTGAACAGAAAGCACGAGCCTTCCAACTCTTTCTTGAAAATCAGACTTTCGTTGGATAAGCTCGGCGATTTCTAGTGCAGCTTCTTCTTTATTCATGTTACGATTGTAGCATTAAGACTTCTTTGTGTCTACCGCTTCCGCTCCTTTTTTAAAGACTTCTTCCGCTTCCTTTGTTGTTTTATCAACATCATAGTTCATAGAGCCTTTCTTCCCTCCAACTATTTCGGATATCTTTTGACCTTTGGCTTTTAATAACTCGACCCCTTCCTCTTTGGTAAATTTAGGAGTATCCGCACTATCAACTCTACTTAAAGAATAATAGTTTCCTGGTATTTCTGTCCTCTTGACAATAAAGTCAAATTTAAGAATATCAACTCCTTCAGATACTAGTTCTTCAAAAGCAAGTCTCACCATGAGGCTGACTTTCAAAATTGCTGCCATTCCTGTTTCTCTATCCAAAACTGGATAATAAAAAGCGATTGCTGGCTTAACCTTCTGTTGAGCTTTATCAAGCTCTTTCTCAGCTACTACATCTTTGTCCGCCCTAGCTTTCTTAAGATCCTTTAATATTGCAAAGTATTGTTCACAATAGTGACACTCCATTTCATTATTAATTCTAGGGCAAAGAGTAACAATCCATTCTCCATTATCCTGTTTAATGAAGTGCTTGCCTTCATAATAATATTCATCACTAGCCAGTCTAAACTTTACTTTTTCACCTTTAGATTTGAGTTCTAAATACTCCCTACGATCCAAATTAGTTTTTTCTCCTGTTCTTGCACTTGGCATTATTTTTCACCTCCTTTCTCCCTAGTTTTCATAGGTTAAACATTAATTTTATAATTCAATTTGAAAACCCAAAGCATTTAAGAAATATTCTACTTGGTCTTTCTTTAGTTTAACATTTCCGCCTTTACCATAGAATTTAGCACTAGACAATTCTGCCTCACGAAGGTTTGCCCCACGAAGGTTTGCCCCACGAAGGTTTGCCTCACGAAGGTTTGCCCCATAAAGGTTTGCCCCATAAAGGTCTGCCTCACGAAGGTTTGCCTCACGAAGGTTTGCCTCACGAAGGTCTGCCCCATAAAGGTCTGCCCCACGAAGGTCTGCCTCACGAAGGTTTGCCTCACGAAGGTTTGCCTCACTAAGGTTTGCCCCACGAAGGTCTGCCTCACTTGCTATCGCTTCTAAAACCGCCTCTTTTACAT